TAGGAGAATCAAAACAATCCACAGTATCTCCAATAGTATAGCATACAGACCTTGGAGAGGGTCTATAAACACTACTACTTTATAATACGAGGAGAGTGGCATATGCTCAACCTGAACGTACCAGTCGAAGAAATGCGCCTGATGATCAGAGTTAAGCATAGCTCCATTGATACAGAGCTGGAATCCTTAAAATCCGCCTTTCTCATTGACCTTGGCCTTTGCGGTATCGGTCGGATTCCAGCCGATGATCCGCTGGCCAAGTCGGCACTCCGGATGTACCTGAGATGGCAGGAAAATTACAACGGAGAGGCTGAACGATACAAAGAGGCTTATACAGGTCTTAAAATTGCCATGTCACTAGCGGAAGAATATAAGGCGGTGGGAGTATGAGAAATGATATCTGCATTCTGGTTCTAAACTATGCTTCTGGGGCGGAAATAAAAAAGAAAGAGCTGCAGGTGTTCTGTTCTCGCAAATCTGCCGGAAGGTCTGAATACTATGCTGCCTATGCTGTTGGCTTAAAACCTAAATTCGTGCTGGAAATTGATCCAATGGACTGGGAATCTCTGACAGAGCAGGGAGAGCATGCCAACAAAGTGATTTATAAAGGTACGGAGTACAATATACTTCGGGACTATCAGACGAATGAGAGCTCTCTGGAGCTGACAGTAGGGTGATGGTATGGATATAAAAATTGACTATGAGGATGGCATTGCTTCCATTGACAAATCCATCCAGAGATTACCAGAAGCGCTTCAGGAAAAAGAAAAGGTTGTCTTGAGAAAAATAGGGAACTCGATCAAGAAAAATGTCATCAAATCTATGCGTGTGTCTGACATAGAACAAAGGGCAAAAAATGTGCAGCCATCAAATTATGATGGCAGCAAGCCGTATGTCCATATGAAAAATGATGTGAAAAGTTCGGTCAGAAAGGATAAAACCGGAAATTATTATGTCAGCGTCCGAGGCGGGAAAATGACCGGTTTCAAGTGGGGGCCTGTCAGTGATGGGCACATCGCGAGAGATGGGACTACATTTGTGCAGGGAGATCATTTTATACAGCGCGCTGTCAGCGCATCAGCTGGAGATGTGGACAGGATGATAGACGCAATGATTAAGGAGCTTGTAGATGATTGATATCAAAGAAACAATTAAAGCAGCATTGCAAATCCCGGTCATCGAATTGTTTGAACCGATTCTGCCTCCTTGTGCCACTTGGTATCCGGTCTTAGACCGATCTGGCCTTGAAGGGGACGGTAGGCAGACAGAAGAAATCAGTGACTATCAGATTGATTTATGGGACAGGGACAGGAATAGAGTCAGGGCAAGAGCCAGAAAGTTAAAAGAGGCACTTACACTCTATGATGGCGTATCGATTCCGGAACTGTCCTATTTATATGATACAAACGGGAAAATGTGGCGGGCCATGCTGACATTTTCCGTGATAGGAAAGGAGTAACAATGGCTGAACAGAAATCAAAAAAAGCGAACAGGATCAATATTAAAAATCTTGTATATTGTAAATTGCTCACAGATGAGGCAGGAAGCGCCACATACGGCGAAGTAAAACCGCTTAGCCCAGCAATGCAGATCCAGGTTACTGCATCCCTTGCGTCTGGCGTTCTTTATGGGGACGGGGCGCAGGAAGAGAACATTGCGAAAATGACGGGCCTTGCTGTTGCGCTGGATGTGAACAAAGTGCCAATTGAAGACAGGGCAGAAATTCTGGGAAACAAATTTGAAAATGGCGTTTTGGCAGAAACAGCCGGAGATGAGGCTCCGTACATCGCTCTGGGTTACGAGGTTCCGGAGACAAATGGGTGCAAGGAATTAATTTGGTTATTAAAAGGGAGGGCACAGCCTTACAACAGCAATGTGCAGCAGTCGACGGATAATATCAACTTTTCGACAGACAGCATTACGATCAATTTCATTCCACGTACATCTGACGGAATGCTACGGTTCTTCGGCGATACTGCCAACGCGGAACTGACTGAGCAGCAGATTTCAAAATGGTTCACTACAGGCCCGTCCAAGGTTCCGACCGGTGCGTAAGGAGGAGTTATGAGGAAAAAAATTTGCGTCCAGGAAGCAGATGAAGTCGAAATCCTGTTCAAGGACAAAACATATCTTGCGACGTTTAATATGCGTGCAGTGGGATATATGCAGGAAGCTCTGCAGGAATGTAAAGACCAGAATTTATCATATGAGCATTTTTCAGCCCTCATCCTGTATTCTGGCCTTATGGTCAATCATCCGGATATTACAAAAGAGGAAGCGTCTGCTATGGTCCTTACCATGCGGCCGGCCGATATGGAGGAAATAGTTGATTCCTATACGCGATCTGTCAACGGATTTGACAAAAAAGAAAATGAGGAACTGTTAAAAAAAGCAATCGCTCAGATGCTGGGGGCGAAAGCTGGCCAGTAAAAAAAGAGCAGCTGGAGATTGATTTTGATATGCTGTATTACCTGTATTGCGTCAAGCTTAAGCTTTCTGAGCGCAACTTTTTTAACAGCCCTCTGAAAAAAGTGATAAAAATGATAACTATCTATCGTAGCGAAGAAGAGACTACCGCGGAAGAAGTGAAAGAAATCCATTCTATGAGAGAAATTGAGGGGTGGGAGAATGGGTAATCAGTATAAAAAAACAATTGTGCTTGGCCTTGATTATTCGGAATTTTCTGGCGGAATTACCGAATGCAATCGGAAAATGGGGCTGTTGGATGCAGAAATGAAACTGGCATCCGAACAGGCAAAAGCGTTCGGAGATAATGCAGATCAGCTGCGAATTAAGCAGGAAGGGTTGTCCCAAAAAATTGAACTGCAGAAGAAAATTGTGACCCAGCAAGCGGAAGCCTACGATAAGGCCATGACAAAATATAATGGCACTGGAAAAGAGGTTGATCGACTTGATAAAGCACTTCTCAATTCCCGAACAACCCTCCAGAAATATGAAAACGAATTGCGGGATACCACAAAGCAGTTGGATAAGATGGATGAGTCGGCCGAAGAGGTGGAAGAGACCAGCCGGAGCTTTGGGGATGCGATAAGGGATGTCGCATCCGCGATTGGAATGGAAACATCTCCACTTGTAGAGACGCTAGCTTCCAATTTTGACGGGCTCAACGAGGACATGGGCAAGGCTGTATTAACAGTGGGCACATTGATCACAACAATGGGAGCACTGACAAGCCAGACTGTAAGCCATGCCAAAGAGGTGGTTAATGTATCTCAGACGATGGGGATGACAACCAATCAATATCAGGCCTGGGACTACGTCCTGAAAAGTGTTGGCTATGACGCGGAGAGCGCATCTGGAGATTTGGCGGCATTAGCTGAAAAAGCTAAAGATGCTGCAGAAGGCGGAAATGATGCAGAAAAGACTTTTCGAATTCTCGGAATGTCAGTCAAAGATCAGAGCGGAAATCTCAAAAGCCAAAATGAGCTTTTCACGGAACTTATTTTCCATTTGCAGACAATGGAAGATGTAACTACAAGGAACGCAATAGCATCTGATCTACTGTCGACGACAGGAGAAAAAATAGTACCTCTGCTCAATATGACAAAAGAGGAACTGGTTGAGTTATACGGAGCAGCCTTTGACACAGGGTATGTGTTGCACAACAGCCTCCTGACCAGTGCCAGTGATGCGGCATACGAAATGGAGCGGTTTGGAGCAAAAATGGAAGCGGTTAAGTTAAATCTCGGAACGGCATTGCTCCCGATTTTGGAATTTTTCGTGGACATTTTAAACGCAATTCCTGCGCCGGTCATTGAGGGGATTGCGGTTTTTCTCGGCCTGACTGCAGTGTTTGGTACAGTTACAAAAGCAGTCATAACCTATCAGGCGGCAGCTGCGTTGTGTTCGGCGGCCAATACGGCGCTTGGAACCAGCGGAGGAATTGCAGCAGCTGGAATGGGTCCACTTTTAGGCATCTTGCTTGCGATAGCTGCGGCCATTGCGGTAATAGTGGGCAGTGCATCGGCGCTGGACAAAGCATTAAGTTCAGCTTCCAAAGCGGCTCAAAATGCTGCCAATGTCAAACCCAAGTACAATGCCCGCGGAACAGATTACTTTGAGGGAGGCCAGACCTGGGTAGGAGAGGAAGGGCCGGAGCTTGTGACGCTTCCGCGAGGCAGCCGGATCACACCTCATCGTGAATCTATAAAAACAGTAGGAGGCAATTCGGGCAATACCTATATATTTAATATCCAGGCAGACAAAGTGGAAGATTTTGCTCGCCTTGTAAAGTTGGCAGAAGAAGAACGAATTGCATTTCGAGCAGGGAGGGTGAGGATTTAATGGCTACTGTAAAAGCGACACTTGTATATGATACCTATGTCAGTGATGCTCACAAATCAACGACCTACGAAAATGCTACATATGCAAGCCTCGGAAAAACGTATCGGATTGGAGTACAGCAGTACAATATTCCCAAATTGGATGACATTGTATTAAATTCCGCCAAGCTAAGACTGTATGTCAGCGAGTCCATTTCCGGTGCCAAAGTAACGGCAGCCCTTTACGATCAGAATCAGAAATTTAGTGGGCTTACTTACAATGATTGGATTCCGGTTATGGACCGGAAAATATTGGATGCCGAAGGCAGTTTTACCTTTACAAGGGGATCCAGCAGCTATGATGAGTGGATTGAGATTGATATTGCCAATCTGATTCTCGGAAACATCGGTAAACAGAATTTTACCCTGGGTATTACAACCAATAAACCGACTTTTACAATCATTGAGACCAGCCGGAACACGCATCCACCGGAGATTGTAATTGATTACCAGAATGCGACCCCGTTTGTTCCAACGATCATTTATCCAGACGGAGAAGTGCTTGAAAATGCCGGAACGGTGCGTTTTCAGTGGAGGCATAATACCAGCGGAGGCAGCGCCCAGTCAAAATTTGAGCTGGGCTGGAAAATGCAGTCTGAGTCATCCTGGCATACTGTGACCCAATCCACAACACAGCAGTATTATGATATCAATGCCTCAAGTTTCCAGAACGGTATCGTGGAATGGAGAGTACGAACCTTTAATACTAAAGGGCTCGCCTCTGACTACGCAACAGCCCAGTTTTTTGTCGTCGGTAAGCCTGGGAATCCATCCATTGCCAGCATAAAAAATGATGCTATCACAGAAATTGCCTGGACAGCCAATAAAAGTGAGGAAGCGTCCGCACGTTTGGAAATCCTACAGGGCGGCAAGGTACTGATATCCAGCGGAGAGATTGCAGCCGGCATCAGCGATACTTGGAAGCCTAACATTATGCTATCAAACGGGGCCTATACTGTGACGCTGGAAATATCCAATATTTACGGTATCTGGTCTGGGAAGATTGCAAAGACTTTTAATATTGGTGCATCGGCTCCAGCGAGGCCGCAGCTGCAGCTTTATAATCAAGGAGATTACACAGAGCTTATTTATTCGGGGCCGAATACAGAATATTTTGTTTTCCGGGCAGAGGACGGAGGAGCGTATATTCCAATTGCCAGGACGACAGATAAACGGTACGAGGATTACCGTGTATCCAGCGGAAAAAGGTACAGCTATTTTGTCCGCGCCTATGCCGGAGGCTACAGCGACTCTGCTCCCAAGGATATATCCATTTGCTACTCAGGGTATATTATTTCTGGGCTAGCAGGCAGCCGGAGAGTAACGGCGTATCTCAGTTCGGAGGAATATATCAACGACGAGCTGATGGAAGAGTTGGATGTCTCCCTGTCCCACTATGTTGGCAGAGAGTATCCGGTGAGAGAGTCCAGCGGGTTCCGAGACGCCAGCATCAGCTTGGAATTCTTTCTGAGCCAGAAAAATTACCGGAAATTGGCGGAGATTTTGGGGCAGAATCAGCCCATCTGCATCCGCAGTAGTGATTTTGTCCGGATCTGCAGTGTTTCGGAGCATGGCGCAACGAGAGACAAGCTTTTAGGCGGCTATTATGTCAATATTACAGGGCACAGGATTGATTTTAAGGAGGCGGTTGACTATGCGTAATCTCGCGCAGAGAGGATACAGCAATGCTCAGGTGCTTGCCATGCTCAAGGCTCATCGGACGATTGCCTTTGATTATGCGCTTCTGAATCAAGACGAAAAGTTGATCCGGTGGTTGTCGAAAGCCTCCGGATCCGTATCTTTTAACTCCGGGCAGGAAGTCATGGGGACGGCATCGTTCGAGGTATTAAAGGAGGAGATTCAGGGTAATTACTACACCACAGATATGCGGATTGCTCCATATTTTAAGCTTCTGACACCAACTGGATGGCTCACATGGCCTTTAGGTGTCTATATCATGACTACCCCCAAGCAGTCGGCTAAATATGGAAAAATCCACAGCCAGGTGGAGTGTTATGACAAAGGAATCATCCTGAAAGAGGACAAGATTACAGACCGGCTCTATATTCCTCCAGGGAGCAATTACGTCAATCAGATTCGCAGCGTGATTGCATCCGCAGGAATCAAGGTGGTTAATATCCCATCCTCTCCGCTTACCTGTAGCACTGGCCTGGAATATGACATTGGTTCGGAAAAATTGCAGATCGTAAATGATTTGCTCTACGCGATCAACTACACGCCGCTGCATTTTGACAGCGCCGGCATCGCAGTCAGCGCCCCGTACATCGAGGCGATCGGCCGAAATGCGGAGGAATCATATATCACTGACAAAAACAGTGTGATAACAGATGGAGCTACGCAGACCAATGACCTATATAATGTGCCGAATGTGGTAGTGCGATATGTGGACAATCCAGACGGCGAACCACTTCGGAGCATCTACACAAATGACAATGCAGAAAGCCCGATCAGCACAGTCCGCAGAGGCCGGAAGATTGTAGACGTAGAATCTGTGGATGATATCGCGGATCAGGATACGCTGGACGCCTATACAAGACGTGTGGCCATTGAAAAAAGCCAGATTAATGATATCGTAACGCTATCCACAGCTCTGATGCCTCACCACGGGTATAAAAATTGTCTGTATATCCGCCATGACAAAATGGAGATTGGATCGAAATACATAGAAGAATCGTGGAGCATGGATTTGGCCGCCGGCGGAACAATGAATCACAATCTGAGAAAGGTGACGTTTATATGATGTATCAGTCAGGATTGGAAAAATACGAGGGGATGGAAGAAGCAGTAGGGTATAAAAAAAGAGCTTACCGTATGGCCAAGGTTACTGCGGTGACAAACGGACGGCCGTATCTTACGTTTAACGGTGAGCTGAAGCAGTCAGGAAAGCCTTATAAATACCTTGCTTCCTACGCGCCGGTACAAGGAGACTATGTATTGGTAGCGGTAGTCAGCGGGACGCATGTTATTTTGGGAAAGGTGGTGTAAATATGGTGCAGAGTGTAGTTATCAACATAAAAAATACAGATGTCTTAAAAACGGGGATCGCTTTTTCACAGGGAGATAAAGGGGCAGAAGCAGAGTTACAGATTTTTGTCAAAGACGACGAGGCATACGTGCTGAACGCAGAAAAGGCAGAGATATCTTTTAAACGTGCAGATGGACATGTAGTCATCGGAGAATTAACGGGAAGTGATGGAGTTTACAGCTATCATTTTTCCGGAAACGAGCTTCAGAGTGCAGGAGATGCGGTCGCTACAGTTACGTTGACTTTCTCCGATGGAAGAATATCGTCGGGGGCTTTTTCATTTCAGGTTCGCTATAATCCGATGTTTGATAAGTCAATCGAAGCAGGACCGTATATTTGGCAGTTGGAAAAGATTGTGGAGAATGCAAAAACATATACCGAATACTTGGAAAACCTCATTGCCCAGCTCAAGCCAGAAGTCGGAAGTACTGTATTAACAAAAGCAGACCTATTAAATGATTTTTCGCAGACAGCAGCAGGGCTAAAAGCTATGGATGCGGCAGTGGGAAAACGTATTTGGGACAATTTTGGAAACTACATTCCGAGCGAAAAGATTGTAAATAATCTTCTTGCGACGCAGGCAGGAAACGTGTTGGATGCAACGCAGGGAAAAGTACTGGGGGATAAAGTTGCGAAAATGGAGCAATCCATTACTGAGTTAAATAGCGAGCTGGATATTTTAAATTATACAGGTACGACAAATTCCTCTGGCGTTTTGGATTTGCCATTAAAGTCTAAATATATAATATCCATCATTATTTTAACCCCGCAAGACTGCATCGGGTTATATGGTACAAGCGGTTCTTCGACATGGATAAAAGTTTTAAAATATGACATGTCGGTTGCAGGAGATACATCTGTAAGCGTTTCCATTTTATATTCAAATAAATAAATCATTTGAGAAATGGAAATAAAATAGCGACCTGTATCCCACGGAGATTGTTGATATAAAAAAATTTGCAGATTCTATCAAATCAGGAGTATCATGCTTTCTGACCAACTCTAATACGATTAAGCTGTCAGGAATGGGGTCTGTTTTTACTATCGGTTTGGCCTTAAAGAGATCCGTTGATTCAGCTGCTGTCATCATGTTCGCGTATTCAGAAAAGAAATTGTATTTTCTTTTCAAAAATAATACTTGGGATGATTCAGTAAGAGTTTTAAGTCTGTAAAATAGCGAGATAATTCAAAGTTCTGGCTCCACACCGGCTATAAAAGGAAACACTTGCACTATCACAACAATAAAAATTAAGGCAGGACATCGTTATATTATACTCGGAAAAGCTGCAACAAACGCGGGCAATTCATCTATTATGAGTTGCAAAATACAAGTGGATAGTGGAATTGCAAAAACTACAGGCGGCTCAGATACAAGAACAACTATGGAATCCGGAGGCGGATGCGTTAATTGGATGTACGCAGAACCACAAACAGACTCTGTTATTGCATTACGCGGCTATGGCTATGCAAATATCGAATACAACTATGAAGGAATCCTTTTGGGCCTACAATTGAGGTAGCATTGATAACTAAATAGCGAGGCAGTAAAAGCGGTGGCGAACTCAGCAGGCCAGGAAGTTGGATTGTGGATTGGAAAGCTGAATAATAGCCAAAATTATCTGCAATTCCGGGTTAACGGAGCTGATAAAGGTTATCTTGTCTTTGACGTATCCAGAAATATAGAGTAATAGCAATTTAACCACCATTTTCTTACTGCTTTTCTTGGTTCGTTAGCTCTCTTCTGAAGCATTTCTAATCAGGTTCTATTTTTTTGCATGATAAAAAAGCCACCCCGAAGGCCGGCTTAAAATAGTCCATGATCATCTATGCTGCATACTTGCGGTAAGACTCCCTGACTCCGTCTTGCTTGATGTTGCAGTAGAGCAGTGTGGTCTCTATCTTGGTGTGTCCCATCAGAACCATAACTTCCTCAATTCGCATACCGCGATTTAAGAGGTCTGTGGCAAACGTCCGGCGGAACCGGTGCGGGTGTACATTTCCCACTCCTGCCCGCTTTCCCAGCAGTTTAAGGGCGTACTGGACACCAGCGACTGTTAATCTGCTGTGAGGCTTCTTCAAAGACACAAAGAGCGGTGTATTTGCCAGCTCTTCAATTGTCAATCCTTCCTTTTCTTTTCTCCATTTAAGATACCTGAATAGGTAAAAACTGGCCGAATCTGATATATACAGATTCCTTTCTTTTCGTCCTTTCCCCATGACTTTAAACTCTTGCTTGTATAAATCTATGTCTCCCACATTGAGGCTGCACAGCTCCGACACACGGACGCCTGTAGCATAGAGGAATTCTATCAGTGCCCTGTCCCTAGGGTTTTCGCAGGCCATCCGCAGCGACTCCAGTTCCTGAGCGCTGTAGGCCTTTTTGATTGTGCTCTCTATTCGCAGGGATTCTATTCGTGCTACCGGATTGTCATCTACTAACTTTTCCCGTTGCAGGAACGTCCAGAAGCTGTTGAGGTAGCGCATCCGTCCCTGCAATGTCACCATGCTTATCTTGTTTCTTTCCCTAAGCATGCCGAAATACCACCTTAGGTCCATTGTTGTCATGTCCTCAAAGTTCTTTCTCAGGGCGTTCCGGCAGTTGGTAATCTCCCTGACGTACTGGGCCAGTGTATTGTTCTGGCGGCCAGATATACGCTTCGATGCAACAAACATCCGCACTTTTGCCGTATCCGAATCAGTTCCAGTTGCCATCAGCTCATTTTTCTCTTCCATAATCTTCTTGCCGTGGAAGTTGATATACAGGATGTTCTGGAGCTTATCCAGCTGTTCTTCGTCCAGGCACTCAGACATCTGCTGCACTACATTTACCAATATTTTTTCCAACAAAAAAATCACTCCTTTCCTGGTTAGATTACCAGAAATGAATGATTTTTGTCACATTTTATTCAGCTAGTTCGTGCATATAGTAAAAGGCCCTTAAATGTAGGGAAAGTGACCCATGCCACAAACGCAGAGAGCGGCGCCAAAGGCGAAGGCCTCGTTATACGGCCCCGCTCTGATTGTAATAACTGCTTAGTTAAATTGCTATTACTCTATATTTCTGGATACGTCAAAGACAAGATAACCTTTATCAGCTCCGTTAACCCGGAATTG